TGGCAGCCGATGTAAAGATTGACATAGCCGCCGAGTTCACTGGCAAAAAGGCTTTTAAACAAGCAGAAACAGCGACAGACAAACTAACTAACGGTGTTAAAAAGTTAGCAGGTGCAGTAGGTCTTGCTTATGGAACTACAGCAGTAATTGCTTTTGGTAAGGCTTCAGTCAAGGCAGCAGCAGCCGATCAGAAAGCACAGCAACAGTTAGCCTTAGCACTAAACAATGTGGGCTTAGGGCGCGATGCAGCTAGTTCAGAAGCGTACATCCAACGACTTCAGAGCGAGTTCGGCATTGTCGATGATCTGCTTCGTCCAAGTTATCAGACCCTAGCGGTAGCAACTCGCGATTCTGCCGAGGCTCAAAGACTTCTTAACCTATCCCTAGACATTTCAGCTTCAACTGGCAAGGATTTAGGATCAGTAACAGCGGCACTAAGCAAGGCTTACCTTGGCAATAACACAGCACTTTCTAAATTAGGTGTTGGTATCTCTAAGGCTGATCTAAAGGCCAAGTCTTTTGAGGATATTACAAATCAGTTAGCGGTCACCTTTGCAGGTTCTGCCACGGCTGCAGCTAATACTTTTCAAGGTTCGATTGACAAGTTGGGCGTTGCCTCAGCCAATGTCAAGGAAATCATCGGCACAGGATTAATCGATGCATTAAAAAATCTAGGACAAGACACAAGCATCTCTGATCTTGCTTCTAATATGGAAAAGACAGCAACTTATCTTGCAGATGTTATTCGTGGTGTCGGAGTCCTTGCCGGGAAACTAAAGGACATCCCTGTTCTAGGTAACCTTAATGTAGGCATGATCCCAATCGTGGGTTCATACATTGAATTGCTTCGTAAGGCAGGCACTAAGACTGCTGAACTAACTTCAGCGGATAATGCTCATCTAAAGTCATTGCAAAATGCTTTCAAGATAACCACAAAGACTGTCGCTAGTTCTAAGGCTTTGACCAAAGAAACCACAGCACAACTTAAAGCAAAGCAATTACAGAACGCAATCGATAAGGCTAATCTTGCCCTTAACAAAGGCAGCGAAGTCTTTGACATGGATAAGATCCAGATTGCAGCAGCTCTTACTAATCAAGCTGAGCAATTAGGCAAGGCGACCAGCGCAGCGCAGGTCTTACAGATTGCTAACGATACTGCTCGACTTAATGTCAAGCGTTCAATTCTTGCTTTAGAAGATGCTATTGCTGCTAATGATGCCGCAGCCATTGTTGCTGCTACTGCCAAACTCAATGCAGACATTAAAATCTTAGGCGCACTTACTGGTCAGACTTATCAGTTATCTATCATTAAATCTATTCTTGATACCTTGACTCCTAAGTCTTTGATTGATCAATCTAACTTAGATGAAGCCTTGAAAAAAATCTTAGAGATGCTTGGCATGTTGGGTATGGTTGGCAAGGTAGGATCCAAACAGACTCCTGCCAATCCTTGGGATGGTACTTGGCAAAACAAGGGCGGTGTCGCGGCTTCTGGAATACCAGTCGGCGATTTTATTCCTCCTATTTCGACAACAGGTGGATCTACGGCGGCTATTCTTGAATACGCAGAAGCAGCCTCAGCCCGCGCAAATGCTTTTGCTGATCTATTAGAAATGCAAAATCAACAAGATTTGCGTGATCTCATTGCTTATCAAAAGTCAATAGGTAATCTTGGCGGTTATAGTGCTAACATGAACAGTGGAGGTTCACGAACTCCAATTATCAATGTTTATGCAAATACTATTGCTAATCCAGATGAACTGACTAACCTAATCCAAGATTCAATCATTCGCTTAAATCGTAGAGGTGACGCACTTACCCAAGCTGGGGCATTATGAGCAGACCAGTTGTTAATGTAATTATTGACTTTTCAACTGGGGCAAGTTTTGGCTATCCTTTTATCTTAGATAGTTCAACTTTAGGCGGCGGAGATGTTCTAGCCGATTCGACTAGCCTCATTGTAGATGTCTCGAATCTTCTAGATAGCGTGCAGACCAATCGTGGTCGAAACATCTCATCAGAACAATTCCAGACTGGCACAGCATCAATTCGTATTTTGGATCAGAATGGCGATTTTAATCCACAAAATCCGGCATCGCCTTATTACACTTACCTAAATCCAATGCGCAAAATGACGATTACTGCAAGTTACTTGGGAGTAACTTATCCAATCTTTGCGGGATACATAACTGGTTATAACACAACCACGCCTAAGTTTAATGGCGACATTGTTTATACTACTGTCACTGCCGTAGATGGATTCCGCCTATTCCAGAACGCCCAATTTTTTGGTGTTATTGGGGCAGTTGCAGGTGAAACCACAGGAACGCGCATTGGTAAGATACTAGACACTATTAGTTGGCCTGCATCATTAAGAGACATTGACACTGGACTTACAACAGTGCAAGCAGATACAACAACACAGCGAACAGCCTTAGCAGCTTTACAAACTTGTGCAACCACAGAGTATGGCGCAATTTACATGGATCATTCTGGGCGTGTTGCTTTCCAAGATAGAGACTTGACAGTTTCATCCGTTGCAAGCACTCCAGTAGTCTTTAAGGATGATGGCACAGCGATTGGTTATTTCGATGTCAAGTGGGTTTTTGACGATACGCAGATCTATAACCTTGCCACGATTACAAGAACAGGCGGAGCAGTTCAGACTGCATCTGATGCTGCCTCTATCACTAAGTTCTTCACTCACAGCTACAATCAATCTGGGTTGCTCATGCAGACAGATGCAGAAGCCCTAGATTATGCAAAGGCTTTTATTGCTTCACGCAAGGACACTACAGTTCGGGTTGATGAATTGACATTAGATTTACAACAGGATTCTTATACCGCTGGCACGATCGCTGCCCTGACGATGGACTTCTTTACTCCAGTCAGCGTGACTACGACTCAGCCTAACAACACGACCTTATCCAAGACCGAGCAGGTGTTTAATGTAGCCCACTCGATTACACCAAATTCATGGAAGGTCAGGTTCGGCACAGCTGAACCAATCATCGATGGATTCATCTTGGATTCGGCATTATACGGTATTCTAGACACTAGCGTTTTAAGTTACTAAGGAGAACACATGGCAGCAGGACTAGGCTTTAAGACATTTAACACAGGCGATGTCCTAAGCGCAGCAGATGTAAATGGCTACCTCATGCAAGGGGTATTGGTTTTCGCAAGCGCAGCAGCTCGCGATGCCGCCATTACATCTCCACAAGAAGGGCAATGCTGTTATCTAAAAGACAGCGATACCGTACTGACCTATTCAGGTGCAGCATGGGTTGGCTTTGACGATAGCAATGCAATTCAGAACGCAATCGTGGACGCTAAAGGTGATGTGATCACAGCCACAGCAAATGACACACCATCTCGTTTAGCAGTCGGAGCAAATAACACAGTTCTTACAGCAGATTCCTCTACGGCTACTGGGTTAAAGTGGGCTACACCTGCAAGCGGTGGCATGACACTATTAGCAACAACAACGCTGACAGGATCATCAGTTACGATTTCAAGTCTGAGCACTTACAAACAACTGCTTTTTGTTTTTAGAGGAGTGCGTGTTGCATCAAATGGTAATATGGAAATCAGACTCAACGGTGATAATGGCAGCGTTTACACCTTCCAAGAGTTGAGGGCTGTAAATACCACAGTTAGTGCACCAAGCGGAGCCGTAGCAAGTACAGTTTGTAGAATTGGTTACGTCGGTGATAGCGCAACTTCCACGAATCTATTGGGAGGCACTTTAATTGTCAATGGCGCAGATCAAACAAGCGGCGTCTCTTTAACTGCCAATACGGGCTTTAATGACGGCACAGGTAATACTTCGACTATTGTGAACGGTCGTTACACTAATTCGGCAGTGATTTCCTCAATCACTATTTTTGCAGGAGCTTCTACTTTTTCAAGCGGTACCGTACTTAGTTATGGAGTCAACTAATGAGCATACCAACAGTCACAATACACAATGCTTCTACAGATGAAGTTATCGTGCGCGAAATGAACGATGAAGAATACGCAGATTGGCAAGAACGCGTTTCAAAACAGGAAGCCGAAAAAGCTGCCGAGGCTGAAAAAGAAGTAGCAAAAGAAGCAGCGCAAGCAAAGCTTGCTGCACTTGGCTTGACAACAGACGATCTGAAGGCTCTCGGATTGTAAGTGAAGCCAAAACTTTCTAAGGCTGCTGTCCAATTAAGAGAGCAGTTTGATGATACCTTCCCAGAGCGTGACCGTGCGAGTGACGGTTGGATCGCAGATGTACGGCACATGCGTGCTGGCAAGTCTGATCATATTCCAGATGCTCAGGGATGGGTTCGTGCTATCGACATCGATGCTGATTTGTCCGGCAAAGCCAAGCCAGAGATCATGCCAGATCTTGCAGATGAGATTCGAAAGTATGCAAAGTCTGATCGCAAGAAAAGAATTGCTTACATCATATTCAACGGCAGAATTGCCTCTCCTGTCCTCGGATGGAAGTGGCGTAAATACACAGGGGCTAACAAACACACTAAGCACGCGCATATCAGCTTTACGAAAAAGGCTGACAATGATGGTGCTTTTTTTCAGATACCTATGTTAGGAGCTAGTGATGTACGAATTGAAGAAGATGTCAGGATCATGGGTAAGAGCCTTCCTTGCGGCTGTTCTCACACTTGCGGCATCGGGAGTGACTGACCCTAAAGCATTAGCCTATGCAGGCGTTGCTTCTATCCTGCCTCCAGTATTGCGCTGGCTAAATCCTAAAGATGATTCATTTGGCATGGTCGAATAATGGACGCCCTTAACTGGGCGGCTCTTGCAGTTGCAGTCATCTCAATCATTACTGGCTTTGTCGGTTCTATCCGCTGGCTGGTAAAGCATTACCTTGCTGAACTAAAACCTAACGGCGGAAGTTCTATGAACGATAGATTGAATCGACTTGAAGGGCGTGTCGAAACAATCATTACCTTACTAGACAGGTGACAATTATCTCATGGCAAGAAAAGCGACTAAGAATCTAGTTGAGCAAGATTACTCAGCTCTCGATGCTTATTGCATTGGGATGTATGAGTTTGCTCAATCTCTAAAGCGTGCAGGCTTTGATGAAGAAACAGTGCTAGGCATTATTGTAGAGCGATCAGCCTATCCTGCATGGATCTTGCCTGATCCGATAGAGCCAGAACGCTTTGGTGACTACGAAGATGAGGATGACGATTAAGCGAATCGTTGTCGTATCGGACTTACAAGTTCCTTACCATGACAGGGTTGCCACTCGTAACCTTGCTAGCTTCATTACAAAGTTTAAGCCAGATCAAGTAATCACAATAGGCGATGAGATTGACCTACCACAGATAAGCAAGTGGGAGGAAGGTCGCATGGGCAGTTATGCTCAGACCCTAGATGATGATCGTAACGAGGCTGTGCAGCTTCTCTGGGATCTAGGCGTTACAGATTGCATCCGTAGCAATCACACAGATCGCCTGTATAACATAATTATGGCTAAAGTGCCTGCCTTCGGTGCATTGCCAGAGCTTCGCTTTGAGAAGTTTATGAAGTTTGATGAGCTAGGCATTACCTTCCACAAGAACCCTATGCCTATCGCTCCTAACTGGATTGCAGTGCATGGAGATCACACACCTATTAAGCCACAAGGGGGTCTATCAGCCCTAGAAGCGGCTCGTAGGCATGG